GGTTCGGCAGCATCCCGGAGAAGCTCGGCGCTCTATGGGAGAACGCCAAAGCGGCGGCGGCAGGACTGATCGAAGCGATGAAGGAAGGGTTCAGCCTGGCGCTCAAGGGCGAGCTTGGCATCGGACAGAAGCTAACCAGCGCGATTGCCTACATCAAGTCCACGGCAAAGGATTGGTATCAGGTCGGCGTCAACATCATTCAGGGATTGATCGACGGGGTGACGGCGAAGGCAAAGGCGGTCATCGACAAGGTTCGCGGCTTGGGTGCGGAAGCCGTCGCGGCGATGAACAAAGTGCTCGACATCAATTCCCCTTCCAAGGTCTTCATGGTCATTGGCGAGTCAATCGGCGAAGGCATGGAACTCGGCATGACCCGCAAGGTGAAGGACGTCCACGCAGCGGCGCAAAAACTCGGCGTGGCGGCGGTCTACGGTGCGAAGGACAGCATGACCGCCCTATGGATCAAAGGGCAGTTGAAGGATTACGACTCACTGGTCAAGGAATTGGAAGACGACGCTGAACGCGCGGAGAAGGCACACGCCAAAGCGCGAGAGGAAATGATCCGCGAAGCCAAGAAGCTGACTGAATCGCTAAAGACAGCGACCGAACGCCAGATGGACGACTTCGAGCGGTACGACGAAATGCTGAAAGCCGGTGCGCTATCCTGGGACGAATACGCCAGGGCAGTCGCGGCCGGACACGAAGCCATGAGCAAGGCACTGCCGGAAGCAGCGAAGGCGGTGCCAGCGGAGGAAGCCAAGAAGGCAGCCAGCGAATGGGATGAGGCAGCGAAGGAAATAGAGCGCAGCCTGACGGACGCCCTGATGCGCGGCTTCGAAGGCGGCAAGGATTGGCTGGACAACCTCAAGCAAACCATCGTCAACACCTTCAAAACGATGGTGCTGAAACCGATAGCGGTCACACTTAGCACGACGCTATTGGGTGCTGTTGGCCTTGGGTCGGCAGGCGGAGCAAGCGCAGGAACCGGTGCAATCGGATTGCTCAACGGCGCAAGCGCGGCGAACAGCATCGCAAGTTATGGCAGCGCGGCGGCAGGGTACGCGCAAACCGCAATGGGTAGCACATACGGCAGCGGGTTCATGTCGCAGCAGTCGATGATGCTGGCGGCGCAGGACGCGAGCATGACCAGTCTTTCAGGTGCAGCAGGCGCGGCATCCTATGCCGGTGCAGCAGCGGGCGCGCTGTACGGCTATGAAAAGGCCGGCGTGGCGGGCGCTGTAGGCGGTGGATTGGTTGGGTATGGGGCGACGGGCATGGCAACCAGCATGCTTGCTGGTGGTAGTGCGTCTGCCGGCTTGGCATCAACGCTGGGAGCGATCCCGGGCTGGGGATGGGTGGCGCTCGCTGTACTGGCAATACTGGGCGGCGGCAAGGGCAGCACACCACACATCGGCACAACCAAGGAATTTGGGCTGGACGGCACTTCTTCGTTCCTGAACGAAAAAGACCCAGCAAACACCAGCATTGCCGGTTGGATGTTCGGCGATCAAACGAAGCACGGCGACAACCAGCAGTACCAATCCACAAACACGGCAATTGATGCGCTCGGCAAAGGGTTGCTGGATTCGATGAAGGCCGGCGTGGCTGGTCTGGGCGGCGAAATGGCCGATGGATTCAAATTCGCGGTCGGCTTCGCGGCGGACAACGACGACGCTTCTGGCGGATTCGGTCGCGTCACAGTTCCTGGAACTTATGAGGGGTCAGACCCAATATCCAGAATTTTGGATAAGGTAGGAATTGAGCTTACTGGCAACAAAGTGATGCTTGACTACTTCAAGCGGTACTCCAAGTCAGCAGAAAAAGGCTACACCGAAATGGTGGACGACATCGTGCCGCGCATCACGCTGCTCGCCTACCAGACCGCAACCGGCCTGCGTCCCGCCATCGATACGCTGCTCGACACGGTGGATGCGACAACCGCATCGACCAAGGAAATCACAGACCTGATGACCCTAGCTGTGGCTTGGCAGGGCATAGCAGGCTTCGCAATGGCGGACCCGGTAGAACAGGCACTAGAGCAGATCAACCTGGCTGGCAGGACCGCGCTGCAAACATGGCAGGACGGAAACGTCAGCCTGACGGCAGCAATGGCATCGTTTGACGGATCGCTGGCGAGCGCGCAATCGCTTGGTGCAGCGACCCAGGCGCAGTATCAGATGGAGCTATCCCTGATCGGCCAGATTCAAGGCCTGCTGCAATCGACAGGCGGAATGTTCGCCAGCAGCATCCGAGACATACAGATGTCGGTGATGAGCGATTCGGAGCGGTACGATTTCCTCCGCACCGAAATTGATGGACTTTATTCGCAGCTATCGACCGCCTTCGACCCGACCATCATCGGCAACCTGGCGCAGCAGATCAACGCGCTGACCAACCAGGCTTATGGGATGCTCGGCGAAGACCAGCGACCCGGCGCGTCGGCCGAATTTATTGGCTATCTGGAAGACGTCAACACGCTGACCACAGAGCGGCTCAACGCCAGCCAGGCACAGATCGTGGAACAGCACAAAGCAATGGCCGAAGTGATTGAGGCGTCCATGCAGAAAGTGGCGGACCAGATGATGGCGGCGGCAGTCGCGCAACGAGAGGCAGCAGCAATTTCGTTGGCAGCGGCGCAGCAAGAGCAGCGCATCAGCATTGACTTCCTGAACTTTGCATCTGAGGTTGGGCAAGGATGAGAACACTCACGCCAGCACAGATCGCCAGCACGGCAGCGACAGCCACGGCACCGGGCTATCTGGTCGAACTCAACTTCCCGACCGTGCTGCGGCTATCGAGCCGGCAAGACCAGTCATGGGGTGGCTACACATGGACAGGCGGACGCATCGCCAAGATCAGCGGCATCGCGGCGGACGGGCGCGGAGAGCAGCGCGCGAGCCTGGACCTGATAAACACCGACCTCGCCTATTCCGCCCTGGTGCTGGCCGATGGCGTTGCCGATACCGGCTGCCGCATCTGGACTTTCTACGGAGACAACCCGGACGACGCGAGCCTGGTTCTGGACGGTGTTCTTGACGCAGCCGAAATCGGCATGGATCGGGTGAGCATCAATGTGGTCGGTGAAAACATCAGGACAGCAACATTCCCCAGGCGGCGCATCGGGCGCGGGATTGGGATCAACCAACTCAGGCCGGCCGGCACGAAAGTAACCTGGGGCGGGCAGACCTACATCTTGGAACGGACGAAATAAATGGCGACCTACCCCGACCTCCCGACAAGCTACGGTGGCGACCCCGAGCCGCTCAAAATGCTGGAAGTGGACCGAGCCGAAGACGGCACCGCCCGGGTGCGAAGCCTGGGCGCGGACAAAGCTCACTTCTCGCTTGAGCATCCGAGACTGACAGCAGCGCAGCGAGACACAATGGTGGCGTTCTACGCGGCAAACCGGCTGCTCGTCTTTGACTACGAAAGCAAGTCGGACGGAGCGACCCGATCCTGCATCTTCGCAGCAGCACCGACCTACCAGCGGTTATCAGGCAACCGCTACACCGTGCGCGTTGAGGTCGATCAGGTATGACGCTGCCGGCATACAACACCACGGCAGGCACGGCGCGAGCAGCGACGGGATACACACCGCCAAAAGCCCCGCAACCCTACCTTCCGAACGTCACCTGGGCAACCCCGGCAACACCGGCAATCCAGGTCGCGCCACGCGACTCGATCAACACCACCGCAACCCAGGCCAGCGACCAGCAAGCGCAAATCGCGGCGGAGGGAGCCACCCTGCGAGTCATCTATGGGCGCACAAGGGTCGGCGCACGCATCGCCGATGTGCTGGCTTATACGGGCAAGTTGGTGCTGGTGGCGATCTGGTGCGAAGGCGAAATCAATGCCATCGAAACGCTGCAAATGAACGACAAGACGCTGCCGGCCGGCGTCACCGCCGCGCACTACACCGGCACGGCAGGCCAGACGGTCAACGCCACGCTGGTCGCAGCCTACGCGGCTGCCGGCATCACATTCGCGGACGCCATGCCAGGCGTCGCCTATTCCGTGATTCAGGTTCAGCCAGGCGCAAGCGAAGGCTTCCCGACCTTCGCGGCAATCATCCAAGGGCGGAAGGTGTACGACCCACGAACCACGCTCACCGCCTACAGCGACAACCCTGCGTTGGCGCTGGCAGACATGCTGACGGACCCGGTAATTGGCATGAACAAAACCATGGACTGGGGCAGCGTAATCAGCGCAGCGAACGCCTGCGACACCCTGGTCGGCGGGCAGAAACAGAGAACGATCGGACTCGCCTGCGACAACGAGAGCGGCGCACCCTCCTGGATAGACACGATGCGGACCTATGCCAGTTGCTTCGTCGTGCAGGGCGACGCCGGCGTGAAACTGATTCCAGACACGGCAGGCGCGAGCGTGGCGACCTACACCGCCAGCAACATCGCCGCCAAGTCGATGCGCCTGCGGAAACGCGGCATTCAGCAAGTGCCGACCGTAATGCGAGTGGAATTCACCGACACCACGTCAACGCCATGGAAGACCGGAACGGCTGAAGTGTTGGCGGCAGGGGTGAGCGCAGGCACTACGCAAAGGCGCGAAAGCTCAATCAGCCTGCCAGGCGTCCAGACTTACGAACAGGCATACCGTGAAGCGGTCGAGCGCATCAACAAGCTGACCCTTGGCGACCTTTCCTGCGAGTTTGTGGCGTTCGATGAAGCATTGGCCTGCGAAGTGGGCGACATCATCACGGTGAGTCACCCGATAGGCCTGACCAGCAAGCAGATGCGCGTCACCAACGTGTCCGCAGCCTCAGTCGGGCGCTGGAAGATCACAGCGAGCGAGTACGACCCTGCGATGTACAGCACTACCGTTCAGACGCAGCCGACATTCAGCGACACCGATCTGCCAAGCCCAGCAGAACCGCCAGCCGTGGCTGGACTGACCGCAACCGAAGAAGTCTATCAGCTTGAAAACGGCACCTATTCAAGCCGCATCAAGCTCGCATGGACCGCCGCTGATTACCCGTATGTGCAGCATTACAGGGTCGAAGTTTTCCGGCTGGGCGAACTGGTGTTCTCAAGCAACGCCCGTGATCCAGTCGCCCGTACGCCAGCCGTGCAGGAAGGCGTCGAATACGTCTGCAAGGTAGCAACGGTGACGACCATCGGCGCGGTTGGCGATTGGGCGCAGATCAACATCACGCCGGCTGGTAAGTATCTGGTTCCGGGCGACGTTCCGTCGCTGACATGCTTTGAAGCGGGTGGCACAGTTCACGTTGATTGGCTACCAGCCATCGACATCGACATCTGGCGCTATGAAGTGCGTTACAGCACCACGGCGGGAACATGGGCAGACGCAACAATGATCGACCGGGTTGACGCCCTGCGCCTGACCAGCGACCAGATTCCGGTGGGAACGTGGAAGATTCATGTCAAGGCACTGGATTCGGTTGGCCAATACAGTGCAACAGCAGCAACCGCGAACGTGGTGGTGACATCGGACGCTGCATCATTCTTCGTTGACAGCTATGACAGCACGACCCCGACGCTCACCAACATGGCGTCGTTCACGCTGGCACCGACCGACTCAGCGACCTACTACGTCACCGAAGACAACGCCATGTGGGGGGCGAAGTACAGCAGCAACCTATCTACCTATAGCAACGCGCTGGCAACCTACCACGCCAGCGTGACCAGCACCTGGCTTGGCGAGAGTGAAGACTTCGGCCAACTGCTCGGCGGGCAATGGACAGGCAACTCGCTGGTGTCGGCAATCTCCGGCTCGCTGACTTCCTATCTCGGACTCAGCCAGGACGGCAGCGCGTGGACCTATCTCACCGGATTGAGCCAAAAGGAAAACGGTCGCTTCGCCCGCTTGAAGCACGAAAGCCTGACGACAAGCACCTTGCTGGTCACGGTTCCGACACAGAACATCCGGCTTGACGCCATCCCGCGAGAAGAGGTTGGCAGCGGCACCAGCAGTTCAACCGGGCCAGTGGCGGTTGTGTTGGAAAACAGTTACGTCGCAGTCAAGAAATTGAGCGTATCGCCAGAAGGCTCAACGGCGAGAGTCGCAACTTACGACCACGTTGTTGTTGGCAGCAAGATACCAAACGGTGATTTTGAGCAGCCGACACTAGCGGGTTGGGCGCTAGTGGAAGGAAGTGGAACGGCATCTCGTTCAACAATAATCAAGCATGATGGGCTGGCAAGCATGGTTATGGCAGATCCAGAAAAAACCGCCTACGGATGCCAAGTCATTCCAGTAGCTCCCGGTCAAGTCTTGACTCTGGGCGCATGGGTTTACTCAAGCGCAGCGGTGGCGAACGGCTTCTACTTCAGAGTTAATCATAAAGACACATACCCCGCTGGAGGCTATGCCACGCAGGCGCTACGCAGCGGCTACATTGATTTGTTTTCTAATGCTGCGCTCGCGTCAGGTTGGGAATACAAAACGGCGTCGTACACCGTTCCTGCTGGCGCCAACTGGATTTCCATTAGCTTCTATCACTGGACAGGAATGGTCGCAGCAACGCTGGCGATTGACTCGGTGACAGTTGGGGGTCTTGGAGATTCGTTTGAGGTCTACGTTTTCGACTCAACAGGCAACAAGATCTCGTCCAATTTCCGCTACGAATTTCAAGGAGTTTAAGTGCCCTACACCCCATTCGACCCGGCGAAACCGGACGCAGCAACACAGAACGGAACGCAGTTCGCTCAGGCGGCGCGTGACAACCTCAAGGCGGCGCGTGACGCCTGCATCCTCGGCGGCGGATTCCCCGGATTCAACCTTGCCGTCTCGGGCGGCACGGCGTCTCAGCCGGCACTGCTCACCTACAGCAAAGGCACCGAGCGGGTGAAAGCCGCGCTGACATGGGGAACGACCGGAGGCGAGAACGGCAACGTCACCGTCGCCGTGTACAGCTACAGCAGCAACAGCGGCGGCGCATACGACACCATCGGCACGAAGACCATCACCTATGACACGAACAGCAACGTAACCGCAACAACTTGGGCATGAGGACTAAACCATGATTGATTTTCTTTTGGGCGTACCGGGCAAGTTGAAGACTATTGCCGACTACTTGACCACCTATCTCAGCAGCACAAGAGCCGCAAAGATCGACAATCTTGACGCAATAATTACATCTAGAGCGGCTGCGTCTACTGCGGTATCTAATGCTGATTTGACACCGACTCGGGCAGGTTATCTGGATAAACTGAACGTTGACCCAACACGCGATCCGCCGGGGTTTCTTGGCTCGGGTGCGACAAGTGGCTTGAATGAAGTTAACGGAACGAATATGCCAACAAATATTCAATCAGCGGTTTGTGGCGAGCGTTACCTAGGAAGCACGTCTGGCGTTTTGACTACACTAATCAACCTGAGCGGATCAGGCGTGCTCAACTTTGTCGCTTTTGGTGGGTCCAATTACTACACGAGTTTAGAGTGCGTTGCCATATACATCGACGGGGTGAAAATATTCACCAATATAAACCTGACTTTGGGGGCAAGAGTTGCTGTCGGCACGATGACAAGAGATACAACACTGTCAGATTTGCCAATTTGCGGGTTGGATCAAATACCATTCAAGTCAAGTCTGCGCATAGATTTTCGGTCAATCAATGCGGTTCACTTCATTGTCTATAAATACAGGCGCAACACTTGATGACCTACCGACTCGCCACCAAAGGCGTCACACGCACCGCTGACGACCTTGCCATCACCCGCGACATGCCCGAGTGGCAGGAATACCGGGCTTGGCTCAAGGCGGGCAACGTGCCAGAGCCGATGCCGCCGGCACCACCCCCGCCGCCACTGTCTGCAGAGGAAATCATCGCCCGGCTCACGGCTGCCATACAGAAGCATCTGGACGACACCGCCAGGACACGCGGCTATGACGGCATCCTGTCGGCTTGCAGCTATGCGACCGACACCAACCCGCCTTTCGCGCTGGAAGCCCAGGCATGCGTCGATTGGCGCAGCGCGGTATGGCTGACAAGCTACGCGCTGATGGCGGAAGTCCAGTCAGGACAGCGCCCGATCCCGACCGTCGAAGAACTCATCGCGCTACTGCCGCAAATCACCTGGCCGGCATAACGCAACCAATCTGACAGATTGGACGCGAGCAGCGAGCCGCGTCCGAATAATCCGCTCCGGATATTTACAAACCACCGGAGTGGATCATGAGCAAATACGCACACGCGGACGTTTTGGATAACGGCCCGCAATACATCAAGACCAACTGCAACAAGGTCATCCTGATAGACGCCTATTCGGCGGTCTTTGCCACGGTCAACGGCGCAAACAAGGTTGCGGAGGCAACCCTGGTGACAGGCGATTTCGCCATCGCCGGCGCGGACGGAGCGACCCGCACGATGACCGCAACCATCACCGGCAAGAGCGGCGGCAACGCGCTGAAGACCGTGAACCCAGGCACCAACATGCACATCGCATTCGTGGACACCGTTGCCAGCAAGGTTTTGTATGTGGTCGAGGAAAGCACCGACCAAGTGGTTACTTCAGGCAATCCGGTGTCGTTCAACAGCAACCCGACCTATGCCATTCCTCAACCTGCTTAAAGGCTTAAACCATGACCACTCTACTTGAAGAACTCAACTCAGGCCCACTGGCCGCAGAACTCGCACCGCACATCGCAGCCGGCGCAGACGGCGTGGTTGCGGCCATCCTCAACCGCAAAGACATTCCCGCGAAGGGCAAGGTGGAAAGCCACGACATCCGCCAATACCTGATGCTGGTCGATTTGCTGATTGCCATCGAAGCCAGCCCCACCCCGGCGTGTGTTGCAGCTAAGCGTGCGCTTGAAGTATTCCCAGTCTTCGACCTCTCCAACCCAGTGATTCTCGGCAAGTTCACTCAGGTCTTGGATGGGCTGGTCGCTGAAGAGCTGATCCCGGATTTCACCGAAACGCACAAGCTGACGATTCTGAGCCTTGCCGATACGCTGATTTCTCGGGCGGAACAGGCGGGACTGGGACACATTGATCACATGGCTGTTGCCAAAGCACTTAGGGGTTAATCATGGCTAATGAAATCTACATAAAGAAGTTCACCAATGTGCTTTTCAATGGTGAAGCTGGGGCGGGCGTTGCCATTTCAGTAGAGGGGCTGGCTAACGCCGCTGGACGTGTTTCAGCGCAATATGACTTAGGCGCAAGTCCCCGACCCTATTTGTTTACGTGGTCGTGCGAAGCGCAATTTCAAGCCACACCAACGCAAGGTTCGGGGCTTGAACTGTATATCGCAACGGCACCAGATCACGACAGCACGCAGATCGACGGCGATGTTGGGTCAACGGATGCTGCACTTGGTGATATTGACATGCGCTCTAACTTGCAGTTTATCGGTTTTGTAGTCAGCGAAAACGCTGCGGCAAGCGAGAAGTGCGTGAAGTCTGGCACGTTTGAAACCACGCAGAGATATATTTCGTTAGTTGTTTATAACGCATCAGGCGCAGCGGTGAACGCGACAGACAGTAATTTTAGATTTGATCTCTGTCCTGCTGCTTACGTCCCGGCGGCATAAATCGTGGCTTCGATAATCCTACCAGATCGGTGGAAACGTCAGCCGCAGGGGGAGGCTGAGCTTGATCGAAGTAATCCGCTAACGCGCAATTTGCGGCATCTGTGGTTGTTTAGCCCTGATAGAAATTGGCGAGTAGATTTGGTTGCAGGTGTACGTCTTGCTAATTCCAACATAATTAACACCCCTCCCGTAAACCACGTTACCGGGGTTCGCACGTCAACCGGATTTGAGCTGTTATGCGCACTTCCAAACGCTATCGGCGCTCCGATAACGATTCTCACTGGGCATAGGTTTATCTCTGGCGTTGTCACCTTTTCATTCGGTGCATCCGATGTGTGGACAGGTTGGTATAAGGCGAGCGGCAACACACTATTAACGTCTACAAACGGCGCAACATTTGACGGCTCAGTCGCTCCAACTGGGCCATTTATTGACTCGCGGCCAATTAGTTACCAAGCATATACGATGTCTGGCGCGAATGACCTACGGGCATCGTGCAATGGCGGCGCTGTCGTTGCGGATACAAGCTGTCAATCACCCTCTGGAGCGCTAAACGCTGTCCGTTTTGGTTATGATTTTCTTGGATCAAACCCTGGATCGGCAGATATAAACCTCGTTGCGATATTCAATAGATCGTTTTTAAACCACGAATTAATAGAAATAAGCGCCAACCCCTGGCAAATCTTCAAAAAGAAAAGCCGCGTCATCTATTTCGACGCCCCCTCATTCCCCGTTCTCTCCTCGCTCGGTGTGAGCAATATCACCAGCAGCGGCGGGCGCTTGACTGCGAGCACCTGACATGCCGCAAACGCTCTACATCGTCACTTACCCCGCAGGCACCGGCACACCGTCCAATGTTCAGATCGTCGCAGGGCAGCAATTCAGCGGTGCAGCAGCCTCATGGGCAGGTAACGCAGCATGGACAGGATCGGGGCAGTATCTAGAGGCAACCGGGCTTTCAGCATCGACTGAATACGACAGCGCAGCCGTAATTTATGACGGCTCTACTTACAGCAATGTTGTGCAGGTCAGCGGGACTTGGACAACGCTGAGTGGGGCTGCACTTCGCTTTGCCCGCCCATCCTCTGACCTCTCCGCAGGCGCATGGACACCTTCAACCGGCGCGGTGCTGTACGCCATGCTGGATGAGGAAACTGCAAGCGACACGGACTACATCGAGACAACCACGGCCAGCACTTGCGAAGTGGCGCTCAACGCAGTCACCGACCCTGCGACATCATCCGGTCAGGTAGTCACGATCCGCGCGCAGTCCGCCAACGGTAACGATCTGGTCGCAACGCTGAAGCAGGGCGCAACGACCATCGCCACCCGCACGTTCACCAGTCTCGGCGCAAGCTGGGCTGACTACACAATCACGTTATCCGGCGCTGAGTGTGATGCAATCACTGACTACGCCGATCTCAGCGTCACCTTGGAGGCTCAATAATGCCATCTGGAATAGGAACCGCCACGCTGGACTTTGGCACAGGCAGCAATGAGGCGAGTGTGGCCGTGACAGGGCAAACAACGATCTCTGCCACCAGCAAGGCAGATGCCTTCGTGATGGCTGACGACACATCCGCCGACCATACCGCCAACGATCACCGCTACTTTGAAACCTTCGCCGCGCTCTCATGCGGCACGCCCGTTGCTGCAACCGGATTCACCATCTATGCACGTTCCCACCAAAAGCTCACAGGTCAGTGGTCAATCCGCTGGGTCTGGGCAGATTAAGGAGTAATTCATGGCCCTCGATACCAACATTGTCGGAAGCAACTTAGACACCAGCGGCAATCTGAAAGTCGCTCTACCCAACACCGCAGCACAGGTCGGCAGCGTCCGCATGATGTGCGAGAACGACCCCGGCACGATCACTGGCGCTCCGATGTTGAAGTCCCCCGAAGTCTCGCAGGACTATCGGATGCGTGTGGGTGTAGACACCTTGCTGTTCACCGACACATTCAATGCAGCGTCACAGAACACCGGAAGCTGGAAGCACTCGTTCACCACGATGACCATGACCCAATCAGCCGGGTTTTTGAACATCAACGCGGCGGGCACTTCGACGGTGGCGAGCAACTTCGCCTACCTGCAAAGCTGGCGTCACTTCCCGCTGTACGGCACGGCACCGTTGTCTGTCGAGTTCACCGGGCAGATCACCGCGCTACCGGGTGCCAACGAGATTTTCCTGGCGGGTCTTGGGGTCGCTACTGGCGCTGCGGAACCAGTTGACGGTTGCTGGTTTGAACTCAGTTCCAACGGTTTGCAAGGCGTTCTCCGTTACAACTCCGGCGTGACCGCCAAGACGGAACTCATCTCTGCGGCGAATATGTCTGGCATGGCGCTGAACACCAACGCGAAATATGTGATGGTGGTCGGTGAGCGTGGAATCGACTGGTGGATTGCTGATGTGCTGTACGGCACGACTGAGTTGCCAGCCGCCAACGGTCAGCCGTTCATGACAACAGCGTTGCCCGCTTTCCTGCAAAAGTACAACAGCGGCACGGTAGGCAGCACGCCGAACATGATCGTGAAGGTAGGCGACATCTCCATCGCATTGATGGACCTAGGCACAAATATGTCATGGGCTAACCAGATGGCATCTTGTGGCCTGGGCATGCAGGGCGCGAACGGTGGCACGATGGGTTCTCCGCAAGTGCAGTGGGCTAACACCGCACTTCCCACGGCGGCAGCAGCGACCAACACCACCGCAGCCTTGGGTGCTTTCCTCGGCGGCATCTTCCAGATGAACGCGCCGGTTACGGGTGCAACGGACTTGATTGTTGCGAGTTACCAGAATCCGATTGGCGGTGTGAACCAGACCCCGCGCACAATGAAGATTCGCGGCATCAAAATTGACTGTGTGAACCTTGGGGCAGCAGTAGCAACAACCGCAACAACCTTCGCCGTCGCAGTGGCTTGGGGCAGCACCGCGCTAACTCTGGTCACAACTGAAACCGCGTCCTTTGCGAACAACACAACCAAAGTTCGCCGGATTCAGCCGGTTGGGGTGATTAACTTCCCTGTCGCAGCCGCCATTGGCGCTGTGGCCGCTCCGATTCAGTTCGACTTTGAAGCACCTCTGGTGATAAACCCTGGTGAGTTCGTGCAGATTATCGCCAAGCCTCTGATCGGTACTGCAACCGCATCTGAGGTCTTTACGTGGATCATCAGCCCTAACCTCTATCAAGAGTAACCCTAAGTGAGTCTGCTCCTCGCTCGGCGCGCTGCTGCATCCATAGACCTTCAGGTTTCGTGGGTGCAGTTCGACGCGCTGGCGGGAGCGGTGGCGCATAACGTAGAGGTCGCCAGCACAACCAGTCAGCCGAGCGCAAGCACAGCGGCGATTGCACAGACCCATCTGGTTGCGTTTGGAAACGCCACAAGTCAACCGACAGCATCCAGCGCAACCATTGAGCAATCGCATCGTGTCGAAGCGAGCGGTGCCACATCGTCGGCAACTGCCAGTGTGGCGGCAGTACAGACAACGCACAACGTCGTTGCCGTTAGTACATCCAGCGCGCCGGTGGCCGCAACGGCGGCGATCAATCAGACGCACAAGGTCAGCACGGCAAATGCGACCAGCACGCCGGAAGCAAGCAGCGCACAGATTTCGCAGGGTTCGACGCATCTGGTCGCTGGCACGAACGCCAGCAGCCAGCCAACAGCGTCCACAGGGTCCATCGGTCAGACGCATCCGGTTTCTGGCGTCAGTGCCGCATCCACTCCGGTATCCAGCGCAGCGAGCGTCGCTCAGACGCACAAAGTCGGCGCGACCAATTCCACAAGCGCGCCGGCTGCCAGCGATGCACAGATTTCGCAGGGTTCTGGTGTAGAACTCAAAGTCTCATGGGTTCAGTTCGACGCGCTGTCGAGCGGGACGACGCACAACGTCGAAATATCCAGCGCAACAAGCTCACCTTCCGCTTCCACGGCAGCCATCATCCAGTCGCATCAGGTTGCTTGTGTCAGCGCGGAATCTGCGCCTTTCGCCAGCACGGCGAGCGTTGCGCAGGAACACAAAATCGCAGCCAGCGACGCCAGCAGCCAGCCAGCGGCGAGCGCAGCGATTGTTGGTCAGACTCACAAGGTCACGGCAGCCAGCGCAACATCGTTACCGACAGCCTCGGCAGCCGCAATCACGCAGGCAACAGTTCATCTGGTAACAGCCGGCGACGCGAGCAGCCAACCCGCAGCCAGCGCGGTGGCGGTTGCTCAGACTCACCGTGTCGCAGCGGCAAGCGCAACAAGCCAGCCAGCCGCCAGCATGGGGTCGGTGGCGCAGACTCACCCGGTTATCGCGGCAAGCGGAGCGGCGAGCCAGCCGACAGCGAGTGCAGCCGCCATCGAGCAGATTCACTGGGTTGCGGCAGTCAGTGCGACCAGCCAGCCAGCAGCGAGCGCGGCAAGCATTGCCCAGGGCACGGTCCACCTGATCGGCGCAGCGGACGCAACCAGTCAACCGACCGCATCGACAGCAGCAATCGGACAGACTCACGCCATCGCGGCGATGAACTCAGCCATCCCGGCAACAGTCAGCGACGCGGCGATCCGTCAGATTCACCTGATCGGCATTTCCAATGCGGTTTCAACACCAGAAGCAAGCCAGGCCGGAGCATCAACCGGCGAAGTAATTAATGGCGCGGACATTGTGCGCGGCATAGGTGAGTTCAGTATTTTTGTGACAGCGAGCGGAGTCATCAGGCCAGCGATAAGCGGGCATGGAGAATTCCAGACATCAGCAGAGATCACCGGGTCGATGCGCACAAAGACAAGCGCAAATGGCGTGTTCAGGAATTCGGTTGCTGGACGCGGAATGATTGAATTGGAGAACCCAGCATGACCATCGAAACCGCCCACAAGGGCAGCATCGGAACGAAGATCGTCATCACTTGCTTGAGCGACGAAGCGATTGCCGACGGCATCAGCCTGGCATCGGCAACAGTCAAGAAGCTCTATGCCAGGGCACCATCCGGTGCCGTGAAAGAATGGGCGGCGACCGTAAGCGGAACCAACGCTCTTTCCTACACCACCATTGCAGACGACTTAAACGAAGCCGGAACCTGGGCAATCCAGGCATACATCGCATCGCCACTATGGACCGGGCGCGGCGATACGGTGGCGATCCGCGTGCTGGACGATTACAAGTGATCCGCCTGGTTGCAGCGTTGTTGATCCTGGCAACAGCCCAGGCGACAGCCGGTGACAGGCGAATATGCGGAGAGCCGGCGCGCAACGAGCGCGGAGAGATTATCCGGCGCGCAGATATATTGGCTGATTTCCAGCGGTTGCACCCATGCCCAGCAACAGGCCGGCAAAAAGGCGCGTGCAAGGGATGGGCGAAGGATCACATCATCCCGTTGGCCTGCGGCGGGTGCGACGCAGTAGAAAACCTGCAATGGCTGCCGAACGCGATCAAGTCGGCGCGCGGAACATACCCGAAAGATCGGTGGGAGCGCAGGGTCTACTGCAATCAGACAGGGCGACTGCCGGAGTAATTGCGGAGCGCGTCAGTATTTGCGGAGCGGAAACGAGAAGGCCGGCATCGACGCCGGCCTTGCTGTATCTGGCTCCCCGACCTGGACTCGAACCAGGGACACACGGATTAACAGTCCGCCCCCACTTTCCAGCATCTACG